CTATGGGCACATTTGAAAGAATGGTCCGATTGGAGTATGAAAGATTGGATTAAAGCTGCAATTGTAGCAATAATCGTAATTGTAATTATAGGGGCAATCTAAAATTATATGTGGCAACTTTTAGCAAAACCACTTCTTGGCGTCGTCGCTGATGGCGTCAAGGGTTTTGTAGAAACAAAGAAAGCAAAACAAGAGCTGAAACTTACAACAATTAAAGCCACACAAAAACTTAAAGAAGATCAAATAGCTGGTAAGGTTGCATGGGAGCAAAGTGCAGTTGACCAAATGAAAGGGAGCTGGAAAGATGAGGTGGCACTTATTGTTCTACTTCTTCCAGCCGTTTTAGTATTCACGCCTTTACAAGAACACGTGCACCAGGGCTTTATCGCCTTACAGGACTTGCCTTCGTATTATCATAACCTACTTTATATAGCGATCTCTGCAAGCTTCGGCATCAAGGCAGGGTCTAGTGCAATAGGAATGTTTAAGAAGAAATGAAGAAGGCTCAAAAGAAAAAAGTAAAAAAAGTTATTAAAGGTTTAAAAAAAGCTTCAAAGTTGCATGCA